ATAATAACAATATTGTCAATACCTATCTTTGTATTCTCCTCATACATAGAAGCATACGCTGCACATTGAATAAAATAATCTTCTATCCATTCCTCCTTCTTTGGGGTTGTAGTTGTCTTAAAGTCAACCACCGCCAATGTGTCGTTATACACACCAATGAAGTCACAGCGTCCTGCTACCTTATATTTGTCCGAATACATAGTCTGTTCTTGTAACATAATCTTACCTATCTTTTCATCTAAGTAAGATTTCATTTCACCAAACATACACCAGGCTAAAAAGTTCTTTTCCTTATGATCGCGGGATTGTATTTCGGTAAGACTGTGAGAATTGTTTAAATAATCTTCCACTATATAATGGAAAGCCGATCCTCGCCTGGCTGCTTTACCAGAAATAATAGCAGCTTGCTTTACTCCGACGCGTTCACGCCATTGTTGGAGTCCCTTTTCTTTACCAGGTTGTTTAGACAACACGGTAGTTATGGAAGGATATTTCAACCCATCCGGAGTTTCATAAAACCGGAGGCCTGCAATGTTATGTACTTGCAGTTCCGGAAACTTAAAAGTATTTTCAATTTGAGTATTCATAATATAATAATATCACCTTTTTAAGTTAATGTCAAGAGTAGTCCTCTCCTAAATTTGCTTTCGCAATTAAGTACGAACGGACCAATCCACTACGAATAATGTCGCCATAATCAAATTCAATACATTCAAATTCTTTCATAGTTTTTAAAATAGATTGGAACTTTAACATACCATCTCTATCGCCATTACTCCTTTTCATATCTGTCTGCGCTGCGTCACCAGCAAACATCACTTTACTTTTTTGTCCTACCCGTGTAATCAAAGTATCAAGTTCATGGAACAACATATTCTGAAATTCATCCACAATGATAATACTATTATCAAAAGTCTGTCCTCGCAGGAATGATGTTGATATAAACTCTAAAGAACCTTGTGCGACCAATTTATCATATAATTGGGCGAACTCTATATCTCCAGACATTTCAAACATCCATCTAACCAAAACACGATATGGGTCTTGGTATAAATCAGATTTTTCTTCAATAGTTCCGGGCAAGAAACCAATATCACGCGATGGTAATAAACTACGAATGATAATCACCCTATCATAGGGTGTAGTTTTATTTAATGATTCCTGTAATGCTAGATACAATAACAAAAATGTCTTACCACTACCCGCAACTCCAGAAGCAAAAATATTCTTTTCTTCTCCATAAGCCTTTACCAACTTCTTTTGATTGTCGGTAAGAGGTTTAATGTTTAATAAGGACTTGTGGGTAATATACATCTTGCGTTTTTTGCTCAAAGCAATACTCCTGTGAATAGTAAAGAGGATTCTTTACTCAAGAATATTTATTAAATATCAATATTAGATCCTGGGTTATTTCTCTTAATTTGTCTAAGGGTGTCTTTCCATTCGTCTGAAGTTTTATTTCCTCCACCTTGACCGCTTGTAGATACTCCAGAGATAATTTTAGATGGTGTATATACCATTACCCATCCATCTAATTTCAAAACTTCCATATCAGCAATTGAACACCTAATATCCTCAACAATACTTGTTTCAGGATTAATCATTCTATATGTTGGCATTATATCCCTCATTAGGCTTAAAATCACTCTCTACACCTTTATCTTGGGGATCAAAAGTTTCAACTCCAACGTGTTCTATTCCTAAATGATGTATAAAAATTATCAGCTGGCGTTCTTCTAGCTCCATTGAAAATAATTGTCTTGCAGTAATATGTGACCAGCTCTTGAGAGAAGTTAAATAACCTTTATTACCTAGGCCATCGCCTTCAAACCAATCTCGTTTAGGACACTTCTCAGCCAAATTCTCGGCAATCTGTCGGACTTGCCAATCTGCCCATCTGCCTTCAGCCATTATGCTACTTTTTTAACGCCAGGTTTCATAAAGTTTTCATCCCAACCAAATGCCGCTCGGACATTATTACTATTAAGACCTTTATATTTCTTATAGAGATTCTTGTCCTTAGCTGCTAGTAAAACTTCGGCTTCACCTACACACAAACCTTCAAGTAATTGGATAAATAACATTTCGCGTTTCATATTATTCAATTTTGGATTACCAACATAAGTTTTTCCGTCTACTTCCATAGAAACAAAATTATTTAATGTTCGTGATTCCGTTTCTAGCCTAGAGTGGTTAGTACCCTCTGGAGCTTCATTAGCTATATATGGAACTGTTCCGGATGGTAGTAACCATTTAATGCTAGGATCAAAGGCTGCTTTAAGAAGTTTCCTTAATCCATCAGTTTCATATTTCTTTAATACAGCAACCTTTCTTGCTTTGTCTTTTGCATTGTTAACCTTAATAAAAATTTCATGTAACAACGGCCTATAAGTTTCTTCCATTTTAATAATCTCCAATATTATCTAATAAATTAGTCAATTTGTTTTCGATAAAATAATTAAATAGTTTATCTCGTCTACCTACTTCTATAGTATCAAATTCTTTTAAAATATTTTGACAAATAGTAGTAGGAATTTTATTTAAGTCAATTAAAGTTTCGTTGCGATGCCAATTACGAACCCAAGTATCCTTAGGGCATTTAGCTAAGTTATATAAATCTTCCGGTTCATATTTACCCATCTGCTCTGTCAATTCGGCAATAAGAGTTTTACGAATGGGCTTTTGTCTTTTTTCAGATATAAAGGTATCATCAGCTGATAGTACATTAGGAATACCATCACTACGATCACCTTTAATAATATGTTCTTTTAAATATTGTTTAGGGTCATTATTATTAACCAACTTTTTAGTAAGTGGACTATACTGTTCCACCAAAAAACTATGCAATTGGATAAAATCTTTATCGGACGATACTATCATAATCTGTTCTTCGCCACAGTTGGATAAAGTTGCAATGATATCATCCGCCTCTGCACCTTCAACTTCAATTACTTTATAAGGGAAAAACTCTTTCAATTCATCTTCAATATCATTTAATATTTCAAAAATAAAATTCCAATCATATTCAGATTTCTCACGATCCTTTTTACGATTGGCTTTATAGTTAGGAAAATACTCTCGGCGCCAATACTTTCTACTGTCACAACATATCACCAACTCGCCATAATCTTCAGTAAATTTAGAGCGATAATGCCTTAAACTATTTAAAGTAATATGTCGTGCTAAATTTTTAGAGAGCTCTTCCCCTCGGTTCAATGATACCATTAATGAACCAAGAGCAACTTGCGTATAATCAATCAAAATCATAATCTATCCCACCGAAGGCTTTTCTACCTTAGAAACTTTTATAAATCCTTCTTCATCATATGCAAAAGACAAAGTTCTCCACTTCATTAAATGCTCTTGGTCTTTTCCATAAAATAAATCTAACCATGTAGCTGTATCTAAATAAGTGGCAATATATTTAAGATACCCCTGACGATTAAATAATTCCCTTTCTAATACTCTCTGTTCCTTTCCTGATGCCTTTCTAATAAGAGGCTTCAATTCTTTCACACGATCTTTATTATGTTTTTCCCATTCTTTAACTTTCTTTAATGACAAATAATGGTCATCATCTAAAGCTTTTACATCCTTATGGACATTCTTATATGTTGGTGGCTTTTTGGCGGCACGGGCCTTGGCCATCTTATCATCTTTTTTCAATTTTCCAAATACCTTCCCAACCTAATCCATAACTCACTTCATGGCCAGCCGGATTCCAATCTACAGGATAAAAAAGTACCTGTGGATGAGGTGGCCGTACCATAAAAGTCCCTTCTAACCATTTACCATTTATTCTCGCTAAAAATTCTTCACCTGATCCTACACACAGCATCATCCGTTTTTGTCCATTATTTGACTTCAATAATATATCTAAATTAACTTCCCTTAAACTCAGCGGATCTCTTATCATTCTGTACTTCTCCGATATTATTAATAATATTCTTACTCATCAGATACTCTACCAAATCATAATATCTACCAACCCGCTTGCCATCAATAATTACCTGTGGTAATCTCTTTACCTTCTCTCCGATATCCTTTGAAACTTTTTCTAAAGGCATATCACTATCATAAGCCTTCACTGAAAAAGTAATATTATTATTCTCTAATAGTTTTAAGATATCATAAGATATCTTTTCAAAATGATTATATAAATACACTTCAACTTTCATTATCTCACACAGGAATACGCCGAATATCTTGCTCCCCCTGCCTCTTTTGTTCTTTCTTCTTAGCTATCTCCTTGGATAACTTTCTTACTTCACTAGGCTTCAAATAACATTCTCGGCGCCTGACTTCATTCAAAATATCAGTTTTTTCTATACCTCGCTTGAAACGCCTAAACATCGAATCAAAACTTTCATCTCTAAATTTCTTTTTCACTTTCATAATATTTACCTCTACTATCAGTATACCATACTTATGCAATTATGTCAAGGTTATTCGTAATCTTTTGGCACCATTTCTTGGAATGGCATCTCATACATTATCCAACCACCTTCATGTTTTTCTCCAGCTCGCTTATTCTTTTCCATCCTACCAAAAACAGTAACTCCTGATTGACCCTTCTTTCTAGCC